TCTCAAGTTTCCTAATGCGTGCCTCGTGATCCTCAATCTTGTCCTCGGAGTCAGGGAGGGCGTTAGCAATCTTTTCGAGCAGGCGGCCTTGCCTTTGCACCTCAGCGTAAATATCCCGCATTGAAACCCTTACAGCTCCAGTTTCTTCGTCAGCCATTAGCGCAGCGCCCTCCTGATGTCGAAGAACCGGCGGAGGCGGGCACTCATAGGTTTGACCACGCGAGGCGGCGCAGGCTTCACAGGCTTCTCCAGCTCCTCCACAAGCTTCTCAACCGTGACCGGTTCCTCAATCACAATCTCAGGCTCAGCCTCGAAGTAAGGCATCGGGTCTACAGTCTGCCCCCAGGTCCTCGTAGGGTGTCGCACCTCAAAGTGTAGGTGTGGGCCGGTGGAGGCACCGGTGTTACCTGACCAGGCAATCCGTTCCCCACGTTCCACCCGAGTGCCCTTGTTCAAATGCGAAGGTTCCCGCAGGTGGTAATAAACCGTAAACAAGTCCGGCGCGTGCTTCACAATAAGCGTGTACCCGCCGGAAGCACCAGCACCCTTATGCACGATCGTGCCGTCAGCTGGGGCCGTGAGGGGTGTCCCTGTAGGGCAGGCAACATCAACCCCGTGATGGAACTTCCGTTTCCCTGTTATGGGGTGTACCCGCCACCCGTAAGGGGAGCGAGCGTTTACAGTGTATGGCTCAGGCCACGGTTCCGAGAGTCGCACAATCACACCTCAACATAGTCGCAAAAATGACCGTGACAGTTCGCACCGCAGAAACCTGTGCAGTTATGTGAGGTTTCACAGTAAGGGCAAGGGCGCTCAGACACTTAATTCACCTCAACCTATTTCAACAGGGGCAACAAACTCATCAAGGGCAGCATCGTAAGCAAAACCCGCCGCGGGGTATCTACCTCGAAAATTACCGTTATAGGAACATTGAACAAACTGTGTTGCCGGAACTCCATGCAATCCAGCCAAAAAGTTTTGACCAGTCTGTTCATGCTCCACACCATTATCATCGGTGATGATGCTGTTATTTACGACATGAACCCTGACAACATTTCCATCAACTACTCTCGCAAAATGAGCCATTAGACAGCCACCCTTACAATTACAACACCTGAACCGCCATTTCCTGAAGAACTACCGGCCCCACCAGCTCCCCCGCCCGTATTTGCAGTCGCGTTAGAAGAGGTCGAGCTGTTGCCGTTCGACCCGCCACCAAGGCCGCCTGATGCAGAACCGCTCGAAGGCGAAGAGCCCCCACCGCCACCGCCAAAATACAAGTCCGAACCTGAAACTTCACCTACGGAAAAACTTGTTGCCAGAGCAGTTGTGATGATGTTCACAATTTTGCCATCACCACCAGCTCCCGCGTTGCTTGAGCTTGCGTTTCCACCTGATGCAGAGCCACCGCCTCCGCCCCCGCCAGCTCGGGCGTTTATTGTTCCTGAACCAAAACCAGTGCCACCTGCTCCACCCTGACCGTCAAGAGCGGGCCCACCTACAAACGCAGAGTTTTCAGAACCGCCGCCTCCGCCAGATCCGCCAAATCCGCCGTTTGTTCGGAATCCGCCAGGTCCTCCGCCAACACCGTAGTAACCGTTGACTTGAGAACTTTCACCACCTCTAGCAATATCAGCAGGCAGTCCACCGGCTGCACCAGCACCAACCTGAACGACAGCAGTCCCCAAGGCAAAGTAAGCTTGAGTTAGGTTTAAAACACCACCAGCCCCGCCCCCAGCGTTTCCAGCGTTGATGTTCTGGTTTCCTGCGCCCCCACCACCTACGACTAGGACATCGGCAAAACCAGCCTCACTAAAAGTAATCGAGCCGTCACCTGTAAATACATAAGCATTGTAGGTTGTCCCACCAGAGGACACCGTTCCCACACTAGGAGAACCAGTCGTAGATTCAACAACAGCTGCCCCGGGAGTCGGTGCGCCCCAAGCAGACCCATCCCAAGTCTCTAATTGCCCACCACTAAAACGAGCAACATTAGTACCATCAGCAGCCTGCCAAGTATCAAACCTCGCAACACTAGACATTAGTTACCCCCCAAAATCCGTTTCAGCAGAATCCTTATCAGTCACAGGCACACCATCAGAAGTCTGCCAGTAATCAAAACGCATCGTAGACATTAACCAGCCACCTCCATAGCAGTAATAGAAGAAGCCAAGCGAGGAACAGTAAACTTGTCCGCATTGTCAGCAGGCCTGCCAACATAAACCGCCGTTCCCGTATTATCGGCGTTCACAATCTGCACTTTGTAAGTAATAGCAGAAATCGTTGCTGGACTATCCAAATAAACAATACTTGCCGAATTTACCAAATGCTCTTGAACAGTACGAGCCGTAGTATCCTCGCCAGCCAAAGACGACGCGGCAGCCCTGCCTCTACTTGAATCCGCATCACCAACGAAAGCACTAGCATTACCGCCCGCCAAACGCACATGAACGTTAGACTGGTTCCCAGAACCCGAGCCGACATACAAAGATGTCATTAAAAGAATTTTGCTACTTGTCGATGATGGTGTAATTGACAAAGACAGTCCTGTGACATCAGTAAAGCTTGTAGCTGTCGTGCTAAACGTATCGGTTTTGGCAGCTTGAACAACCTGCAAAATCGACCCTGTAGGCAACGCCCCCGAATCAATTACACCATCCGTAACAACCGCATCCGCCCCCAGGTCAGTGACGTTATTAACCTTCAGCGTAGACACTTACGCCTCCAAACCGAAAGCTACAGACACTTCCTCAACCGTCAAACCCAAAGCCTCAAGCTTCGCCACAGCACTAGCCTTAGCATCCAACTTGGCTTGAGCCTCAGCAGCGATCTCCTTCTCAACAACAGGCCACAGCTTCTTCAAATCAGCCTCAGAAGGTGCATCACCATCCGACAACCAAGTGAGGCCACTGTAAGCATCACCGTTGAGTACCCATTCGGCACCCGAGTATTTGCGTGTAAGAATTGTTGCAATATCCATTAGTTTTTCTCCTTAGATAAGTTTACGGTAAGCATTAGCCAGCGACCTCCTGGATAGTGATAGCAGAAGCACCACGAGAGTCGGTTGTGCCATCGCGTACCGACCTGTTTACATACAGAGTTTGCGTGTCACCGCGAATGTTAAAAGCTCGCACAGTGTAAGTGTGTGAACTTGTATCGCCAGGTGAGTAAAGTAAGTGAATATGAGGCATCGCTACAACATGAGTCGCCGAAGAGGACGACACGAGACCACCAGCAGCAACCGCAATACGGTCGCCCACACCGGTACCAACACCAATAAGTGTTCCATCGTCTGCCACTGCGATTCCGACATTGCCAAAACCGTGACTATTCCCCGCAACACCAAAATAAGCCATAATCAAAAGCTTATTAGAAGCATTAGCCATCGTATGAGTGATAGACAAATCAGTTACCGCAACGCTACCCTTACCGGAGACAGACGAACTAAATGTGTCGGTTTTGAGGGCAGACTCAACGGCAAGTGTCATCCCCGGTTGCGTCAACTGGGACCCCGACGCCACATCAATCACATACGAATTAGACGCCAACCCCGCCAACGAACCAACAGCCAACTCACTCATACAACACTCCAAGCACTCGCAGTACCAACAGTCACAGTAGCACCAACCGCAATCGTAATCGGCCCAGCAGACACACCGTTATACCCATCAACAAACGTGTAATTATTACTGATCGTGTTGAAGTTCGGCTGAATACTGTCATCCGCAACATTCCCACCACCACCACCACTAATCGTCGTCCAACCATCAGCAGTACCCGCATAAACCTCAACAGTGCCACCACCAACATACGAAACCATACCCTCCACCGGAGTACCCACCGCAGAAGCACGAGCAGCAGTCCCAGCAAACGACAAAACAGTCTGATTACCAACATAGGTATTCATATCCGCAGCCGTCAAAATCTCATTAACAGCCCAAACTTTATATGGCATACGTCATCCTTATCTGGCTAAAGCGCCTACACCAAGTCTACCAAAGACAGGCGAATCCAAAACAAACGGTGGGAACGCCAACTGGCGGAAACCCAACTCTACAACATGCGTAAACGGAGTCACCGCATGGTCAACCCGAATAACCTCCATGTACCGTTCAATCGGGTCCCCAATGTTATTCGGTGTGAACGAGATGAAACACACGTCACCTAACTCAAGTCGGCTAATACGTTCCTGATCGGTTGGTGACAGTTTATGCATCGGGAAGTCAACACGTTCAATACGGTACTCCGGTTGCGAATACCGGCTCACATAATCCAACGCAATCTCAACAACCTGAGTGTCGTTCGCCACCTGCGAATCACTGACCGTCAACGCACGATAACCATACGAATTCACCGAGGAGGTGTCCGTGGCGACCGCTGTACCACCCGTGAACCGTGACACAGTAACCTCGTTGAACAACAACTCAGACCCGTACACAACCTGAATGTTCTCAAACTGGATACCACCATTACCGAACACAAGAACATCATCCGTAGACGGTGTACTCAACCGGTCACGGAAAGCAACACGCCCCAACTTGTCAATGAAGAAACTACCCGTTTCCGACTCAGCAATGTTCTGCAAATAATTCAAAACATTGTATTCATCCTCGACAGGGTACGCACCCATCAGTTCACGACCCGCTTCAAGGTCACGCAACTCCTCAGCCCAAGCAACCTCCGGCCTATCCAACGCCGCAGCAATACGGGCACCAGACAACTCCTCCGACGGAGTAAACGCATCAAACGTTTGGTTGGCGAGGATAGATGTTGCGTCAACCGCTTTAGCGACAGCGATGGAGTCACCGTCCGGGCTGTACCCCAAATCCCAGTCCTCAACCCAACCCGTAAACACAACCTCATCAGCAACAGTGATACGAATCTCACGGCGAGGAATAATGTTCCCAACAAACGGTGAATCCGGGTACAACGGGTCAAACGCCCTGTCACGGTTATTCAACTCAATAGTTGCTTCACCAGCAATGTTGTTAGTGAAAATTTGTGAACGCCCGCGAGTGACCGACACGTTTCGTACACGATCGGTAATGTCGTAGAAGAACGTGCCACCTAAACGGTACTCAGTGTTATCTAAACGCCCCTGTACGGCATCATCTAGTTTAAAAAAGGGTGCTTCCGGGCTGAGCAGAAGGTTAAACCCAATCTCAACAAGTATTGACGGGTTAGCCATTACCGGAGGTTCCTTCTCGTGGCAGAGTCAAAAATACTACCGGTTGTGTTGTTCTTCGTGAACTGGTTTAGGTTTCGTGCAGTTTCCGCCGGAGAAGTGTTTACATAATTGTTCACAATTCTAGTAAGTTCCGGCACATTTCCAGAAGTGCCAACATAAGGACCAAAGGAAGGTCGGTTACTAATTGGCGGAGCTTGCTGGCCCCTAATGGCACTAAGAACCGTACCCGAAATAGGAATTGGACTCTTGCTCAAACCCTGTGAAATGGCATTTGCAACAGTTCCAGAAATAGCGCCACGATTACCGGTTATGGGGTCCGGACCGGGACCAGGGCCGGGACCGGGGCCGGGACCGGGGCCAGGGTCAAAACCAGGCGCAAAATCACCAATCTGAGGCATACGAGCCAAAGCAGCCTCAGCCGCATCAATCGCCGCATTAATACCATCAGTAAGGACTTCCTCAAACGCTGTCGTAAACGCTTCAGCAATAGACGTAGCCGACAACTCCAACTCGCCAGCCTGCGACTCCAACCCCTCAACAATGCCATTGACGAAGTTCTCACCCTGCCCATACATGACCTGGGCAGTGTCCTCACCCAACTCAGCACCCAAACGGTCAAGCTCACCAAACAAACCATTCAACTCATTAATAGTGTCCGAACCACCGTCAACAAGCGCCTGCGCTGTCTCACCACCAGCCTCAACACCAGCCTCAACCAACTGGTTGAACAACATCGGGTCAAGACCCAACGCACGCAACGTCTTCAGGTTCTCAACAAACTCGCGTGTACGCTCAACAACCGCACGATAACCAGCAACAAGCTTGTCAGCCTTAGAAGCAGCCTCCTCAATCGGTTCAACAAAGTTAAACATTAACGCGGTGCGGAACTCTTTAAGCTCACCGCCCGCCATAACCGTCTTGCGTGCAAACTCGACAACATCAACATCCTCGGCCTCGTTCTGCACATCACCAAGAATGTTTACAAGGCGGGCACCCGATCGGATAGAGCTTTGCACCGAATCAATGAGAGCCTCAGCAGCATCACGGCGACCAATAATCTCATCACGTTGACGTTCAATCTGACGCAACACCTGGAACTCGTCACGCGCATACTGCAACAAGTTCTCGTAAGAACCATCCAACAACTGACCGTTATCGAAAGCGTCCTCAAGCTTTTCCTCAATAGACTCAAGGTTGTTTACCGCGTCACGCTCAAACTGACCCAAAGTTTCCGCCACAGAAGGCAGAATCTCAATTTCACGAGTGAACTCAATTAGGGCGTCACGGGCAGAAAGCGCGTCTTCCTTGAACTGGCGGAACGGCTCACCATACTCCTCTTCCCACTGCGCCATAGCCTCATCAAAACCGGCAGCAGTAGCGCGGAACAGTTTTTGCACATCAGCAACACCAGCAATACCACGCGACACAACATCGTTAAAGACTCGTTGCCACTCATCACCAGAACCAAGAATTGCCGAGATAAGACCTTCAGAAGCCCCCATTTGTTGCAAACGCAACTTAGCTTGCTGTTTACTAATCTCATTAGACAAATTCTTGTAGAAATCGCCTACAGCGTCCTTAGCGGCACCACCCGCTTGCGCAACATCCTCAAACGATTCCTCAAGCGCAGCACCCTGAGCAGTAAGATCGCCAAGAGCCTCAATGTCAGCAAGAAGAGCCTTCTCGTCAAACATATCCTCAATGGTTTCGCCCGTCTTATTGACAGCAGAAGTGAGACCAAAGAAGTCTGTAGCCAGCCCGACAATACCCAAAGCCCAACCCACAACAGGGATAGCGACAAGGGCATACTTGATGCGTCGCAACGCAACTGACGTCAAGTTGAGAGTGATATTCAAGGCGGCAGTAGCCGACTGCACAGCCCCCATGACCGCCACACCAACACGAAGCGCGTAAAGTGCTGTACCAACAGTTACAAGAACCGTCGCAAGAATTCTGAAAACGTCAATGTTGTTGATAACAAACTTTGTCAATGTCGAAATGACTGTGACAACATTTGCAATAATTTTGACCAGGCTAACCATTGTTTTCACAATGCCCTCGCTGTTTTGCGAGAAAGAAACCAGCATTGGGATAACCTGACGCATGGCAGCAGCCAAAACAGGTCCGATAGTTTGGACCAAAGGAATCATAGAAGCAGTCAAGTCGGCAACAACGGGGAGCATCGCTGTACCCAAGATTTGTTGCATGTTGTTGAACGACGCCCGCAACGTATCCTGAGCAACCCGCAATGTGCCAGCCTGACGCTCATAAGCGCCCATAGAGTCAGAAGAACGCTCATACAGCAACTCAAGGCGAATCTGCTGATCAACAAGACGCTCAGCAGAACCAGTCAACCCCTCCAAACCGCGGGCAAGCTTCACACCCTCGATTTCGTTCTGCTTCATGGCGACACCGAACTTCTCAATCGGGTCATACTCACCACGGAACAAAGCAGTCATTGCAAGCAACGACTCTTGTACGTCGTAACCGAACGTCAGAGAAAGGTCAGCAGCCAAACCGACAAGGCGTTGTGTCTGCTCAGACACTTCCTCCATCGAGAAACCGGACTGCTTCAGCACCGAACCCAAGAATGTAGAAGCCTTGGCAGCCTCGGACATTGACAGACCAATACCGGCAGTGCTCTTCGTGAACTCAACCAGTGTTGGTGTGAACTCACCAAACACCGACTGCAAACCATTCAAGTTAACCTGAAGGTCACGACCAGCATCAATAGCGTCACGAGCAAAGTTAGCTACAAGCTGACCACCCTTGAAAGCAACAAAACCAGCAGCAGCCTTGACAGCAGTGTCAGACAACCGCCCAAGCTGCTTAGAAAGCCTCTTAGTGTCCTTAATAGCCTCATCAAGACCCCCACCCTTGATACCAAGGATGACGGGTATAGATAACGGTCTTGCTTTAGCCATCAGGGACCTAACTCTTGATTAGTCAAAGTAATGTACTCATTTATATTGGCAAGTAATTTTTGTTGCACATCAGGCAACGTTTTCTCCACAGACGGGTACGCAACACGAGACGCATTACCGCGACCCCAACCCTGCAGGTTTTGCAACATCTGCTCGCCCTGACTCGTCACAGTATGACGGCGAAAACCAGGCTTCTGATTCTCCGTAAACGACTTCGCGTTCGGATACACATACCAATCAGTTTTCGTCCCACTCGGAGTAGCACGCTTCCGCGCCATATCCGCAATAACCGTCGCAGGACTCCGCACAACCAAACGCAACACAGTCTGATTGCGCATCTGAGAAATCACACGATTCCCCGCACGCATCTGCACAAAAACACGAGACGACTGACCACGGTTATTCCACGTCTTAGAAACAGGCGAACCACGCTTGCGGAAACCCCGCATAGGGATACCAGCAGACTTCAACTTCGCCGACAAATGCGCCCTAGCCGGATCAACAATCTCTTTCCACTCACGACGCATTGTCTTAGCCAACTCAGGCTCAATGTCATTTAGGCGACGGATGAGACGCTTCATGTCACTGACAACAATGTCAGTCCTGTAAGTCTCTGCCATGAATCCGCCTAACGTCTACATCTATTCTACCGACAAGAAAACCGCCCCCGAAGGGGCGGCTTCCTTACTGTCTCGGCAGATTCTTAGCTACCAACCAGCGTTGCATGGTCCATAGCATCCTGTCGTCAAGTTGTAACAACTCTCTAGGACTAATCCCGGTTTCAACCGCTAGGCCAGCGATCATCCAGTGAGCCGAAGACTCACCGAGACCAACTATTTTGGGTCTTCCTCAGACTCCCCAATGGTGTCAACTGTTTCCAGCCACTTCTCATAGTCAGCCTTAGTACCGCCCGAGCGTTTCTCCGAGTGCCACGCCAAAAACAACAACCAGCCAATCCGAGTTTCCTCAGCCAGCTTCGTAACACTAATACCAAACTTGTCCTCGAAAGCAACAAGGTCAGCAGCGCCACAAGTTACTGTTTTTGACGTACCGTCCGCGAACTGAATGTGTAGGTTGATTCTCATATCGCTATATTACAACAATTACGCGGTTGCGTAACCAACGGCACCGGAAGTCGGGAACGTCACCGAGAAGGTGGCGAGATCGCCGACTGCACCAGCCACAGGGGTGAAGCTGTTAATCAAAACCTCGGCGGTGTACTGGGGTGTCGTAGCTGAGGCAGCGGTGCCACCTGCAATAACAACGACAGTACCGATAGTACCCACGAGGTCCTGGAACAAATTAGACACTCCGCCTACACCGAAGTCGCTGTGGAAGTCAAGCGTAACCTGACCACTCTTGAGGCCACCAACGACCTCAGTCCAACCACCGCTACCGAAGTCAGTTGTTTCAACTTCTGCAGCGTTGAGGACCAGCTCGGCGCGAGCGCAAGCGTCAGAAACATCAGTGCCGTTGAGGGTCACTGACTGTGATTGCACTACATACTTAGCCAACTTATTTCTCCTTATACATAAACAGCGACAGCGAATTCAGCCGCCATATATTCTTGATCATCCAGTTGTAGAGAGCCTATGTTATTCACGCTACGAACCCGTAAATCCGCTACGAGATTATTAAGTCTCCTATCCGATTCTACCGCAGACTTGATACTGTAATCCCCGGTCGCAGCAACATACTGGTTTAGCTTCCGTTGCGCTGTGCGCTCGTCAGCACGAGACACAACAACAAAAATTGTGAACTCAAGAGTGGTAAGCCCTTGGTTGAAAGCGCCGTCGAAACCTATCTGCTCCAAGCTGACCACCGCGACAGGTGGGTTCACCATGTCGGGCACGTTCTCGGCAGTCCGCAACCCGCTAATAGTGCCGAGGTTGACGGCTATTCGTTCCCTGATTGCCTGGATGTCCAAAGCTACGCCATCCTAATACGGCAGTACGGCTCCAAAAGCGTTGCAATGTCAGGGTCAATACGGGACAAACGCACAACACCCATAGCGTCGAAACCAGCGACACCCATAGGGCTGTCTGCCCTCTTGAAGTAACGTGCAGCCTGCAAGATACAAGCTTGCTCGATAGCGTCCGGCACAGCATCCCAACCGAACGTACCCGTCACCTGCACCGTAGCTTCACGACCACCCGTCGGGAACCAGTAATCACCCACAGCACGAATATGTGTCGTCGGAGAAGGAATACCACCAGCGATACCGTTCAACGGTTGCAACTGTGCGTCATTCGCACCCCACGTCTGGTCAAACACACCATCAAGGTTCGTAGACGTCTTCAACGTCGTCAACGTAGCAAGATCGTCAATCTCTACAACAAAGTTGTCGTCCGGTATATACACTCGTGACGCGCTCGTCTGATAGAACACACGCTCCGCGAAGTTGTCGATTGCGCGTGACGCGGCGTTGATGCAAATCTCAAGCCAAGTGTCATCAACCGAGTCGGTGATGCCAAGACTAAGTTTTATAGTAGTTAAATCAGTGTAGCCGTTGGTGATTGCCATAAGTCCTCCACATCTAGTCTATCGTGGGACACTCCAGTCGTTCACGCGACGACGCTGCAAAGAATACTCGCCAGGAGTAAAGTCATCCATCCTCACCTTGTTGTCAAAGTGTTTTTTGTTACGCGCAAACGTTTGCGAGTTAGCCTGATTGAAAGACTCATCCGATCTAATCGTTGACGAGTTGTCATGCGTCACCGGGAACGCTAATTTGCGTACTGTGACACCGTGATAATCTGCGCGACGTTGATAATCGTTGTCTTCGTAGTAAGCAGGGAAAAAACCGCACTCGTCGAACAAACCGAGCCTGCTGACAGCCTCGTCACCGACAGAAAAGGTGTGCCAGAAGGGAAACACATCAGAGAGCACTATCTCGTCTCCACGAGCCTCTGAGAGCGTCTCAAGGGCACCTCTGCCAAACACGACATCATTAGACGCAAAAAGCCACTTCTCGGCGTGCGGAAACATCTTGATACCAAAATTCCACGACCCAGACACACCAAGGTTCGCAGGCAACCGCAAAATGTGTGCGTCAGCGACCCTCCAAGGCACCGTCACATCCTCAAGCCCATTACCGTTATCAATAATCAGCAAATCACGAACAGGGTAATCAATAGAGTCCAACATGCGTTGCAACAAGTCATACCGGTTCAACACCGGCACAACCATCACCGGAATCATGCAACACCCGCAAACGTGTGACCTTCAAGGTTCAAGTTGATAAACGGGTTCAACGAGTACACTGTCACACCGTAATGTGCGATAAGCCAAGCCTTCATCAACTGATGATGTTTGTTGTATAGCAACCAAGGTTTGTGACCATCAACCGGGTACTCGTCAACACGATGTTTGTCATCAATCGTTCCACAGTCAGCACCAACAAGCATGATGTGTGCCGCACCTAAATGTGCCGCCAAGTGCATTGCCCCATGCAAACTTGACGATCCGTAAGCAAGACTGTCCGGGCGTGGCGGGTTCCTATCAAACGGGTTCCACGCATCCCCAGGGGCAGCATAAGAATCCTGATGTACAAGACACAACGTCTCCCAGTCGCCCAAACCCCACTCTTTATGGGTAACGGTGTCCTGCTTCAACGTAACCGCAATACTGCCCTCCAAGAGAAGGTCTAACGCAACGTGATGGTAATGGCTGAACACATAGTCCGCTGTGATGCCGATAGTTCGCGCCGAATAGTTCGTAGACACCACCGTTTTATCCGCAAAAAACGCAGGGTCAATAAAGTTTAGAGAAGGCCCCGAACCGAGTACCCAAACAGTTTCACCTTTAGCATTGTTACGCAGGTCATTGAGCTTTATCAAAATAGGTCCTCAGCAAAGGCATCCAAGACTCTTTCCACACCTTCTCAACATCAAACTGTCGCGCAAAGTCCACAGACACCTGCGAACGACCCTTACCACGATCGTAAGCCTGCTCCAACGCATCCACAATAGAAGGCACAGAAGGTGTCTGCCACCACGACAACTGACCCGCATCCCACACCGGTGTCCCGTCAACCAACCAACCATCATCAGACACAAGGTCCTGCGACGCAGCCCAGTTAGACGCAATCACAGGTGTACCCGTGGCCTGCGCCTCAATCGTCGGCACACCAAAACCCTCACCCATAGAAGCAGCCAACAACACATCCATACCCGTGTAATAACACGCCAGGTTCTCCTGCGTCGCCCCATAACGGTACTCAAGCGGGTTCACAAACAACACCGACTTCTCCGGCACACCCAAAGACTTCAACAACTCCAACAAGTTCCAACCAATACCGCTACCAGAACCATCCGTGTGCAAATACAACACAGCATCCGGGTGACGCTTCTGGAAAATACTAAACGCCATCAAGTTCTCACTAAACGCCTTACGGTGAACCAACCCCGACGCCTTATTCGCGGCAACCATACCCACAACAAACTTGTCCCGAGTCTTCCAATAGTCACGCACATCAGACCCAGACGACAACTCCCACGACTCCTTCAACACCTTCGTGTCAATACCGTGAGGAACATAAGCGTTCTCAATACCCTTAGCGTCCATCTCGCGTTTCCCAAACGGTGACATTGCAATAGGCAACACGTTGTCGCGCCGCAACCACTGTTCAACCTTCGACGGCATCACAATATGATCCAACGGAGTCCACGACCAAATCTGGTCAAACTTCTCATAATGCGGTGACTCTAAAACCCACACGTCATACAACGTGAAAAACAGGTTCTTCTTCTGGACCGAGTTACTCCACGTCATAAAGTCCAACGGTGCCGCGTCCTGCGAATAACCAGTAAAGCTACGCGGATAATGCGTCACACGCCCATGCGGAGTCTCAATGCTGCCAATCTGCCCCTCCAACCCAAAGTTGGAAAAGTTAGCAACATCTAACCCCTGACGGACAAGCCGGTCGATTAGATACTTGACCTGTTGCCCATACCCAGTCGGTGCGTCATAAGAATTAGACCAAACACCGAAAGCACCAGAAAGTTGTTCTTGTACAGCAGGATTACCCTTTTTCCCCATAAAAGCATCCTAGCAAACAGAAAGGCCGGGGCAACCCACAACCCCGGCCTCTCAGCGTGTCGTCAACTACTAGGAAGAAGCTCCCACGAAGTACTTGACGTGACCAGCGTGGGTCAAGTCGCCGTCAACGCGCATCAGGAACCGGTAGAAGGTCTGATCCTTGTTGAATGCGTAGTCGGTGCTCGAAGCAACCTGTAGACCGCCAGCCATGCGAACCTTGTAGGAAGGCAGGTGTCCGAAGATAACCGACTTGGCGTCCGTAGCAATGTCAGCCATTGCAGGGTTCTCGAAGATGGGGAAACCAGCGAACGAGTCCGGCTGTCCAACACCAACTTGGTAGAGGTATTGTCCGGCTTGGTCTTTCAGCTTCCGCATTGCACCAACCGAAGCGGTGTTTGCCTGGAATCCAACACCGGGGAGACGGCGAGCCGCACCATCCAGCGAGTAAATCAGGTCAATGAGGTTGTCAGCGGTGAACGCACCAGAAACGGCGGTTCCACCGGTGACACCAGAACCAGCAGCAGTAACAATACCGTTTGGCTTGTCGCTTCCGTCACCCGTGGTGAGTGCGCCGTTGACACCAAAGCCGATTGCGTTACCAGCCTGCTCAGCAAGCAGCGCCTCAAGGTTAAACCCTGCATCCGCAATCAGCTCGTTGCTGACTCCGATGAGGAAGCTGTACTTGTAAGCGCCAAGCGTGATGCTTGAGAAGGTGGGGTCAGACTCAGCAATAGCGGAACCTTCAGCCTTCAGCGAAGCAGTGCTGTAAGCGGTCATGGTGGGAACGGTGATGTTCTCGCCAGAAGTCGTGTTCAGGACCTCGGAAGTGTCGAGCATGGGCCCAACGAGACGAGCAACCTGGAACACCTGGTCGAAGAACGAAACAGGTACGGTGTCGGTGGACGAAGAAAGCGCACGCTGTTCAAACATGTGCTCACGGATTTCACCCTTACCGATTGCGCGAAGCACATCGCTCTCGTTGCGTGCCTCAGCGTTGGGCACGAATCCACGAGAAGCTTCAGCAGCCTCGTTTTTACGCTCTTCTGCACGCTGGGCAACAGCAATCGCTTCATCAGCGGCGCGGATGTCAGCCTCAAGAGCGTTCACCTTGTTAAGAGTCTCTTCATTCAGGCCCCCACGCTCCTCTGCAACATCCAGGCTTTCCTGAATCTGTGCAGCAAGGTTTGCGCGGATTTCCTGCTGAGACTTGATGAACTCAGACATTATTCTCCTTAGAATGTGATTATGATTTCAGTCGCGCTGACGCAGACTAACAACCGGCGGTGCTGACACTCAACCGATGCTTCAATTTTACCTCAATCATCACATCGAGGAAGAAAAGACCCTCCCGGAAAGGGGGAAACGGGAGGGGAAACCCGCTAGCGCTTCTCTGCAGCCTTTAGAACGCGAGTTTCTTTGACCGGTTCTGCATCCTCACGCTCAACACGAGGCGCGGGTGCAGGAGCATCCAAGGCAACGATCGCGTCAGCCCAAGCGTCAGCCAACTGACGTACAGGACCCGACTCAGGGTTGCCAGCAACCTCAAGGATTGCCTTCTTGATTTCAGCTTTACTTGCCATGATTAAATCCCTTTCAGGAGTTGTTCTAGTTTCTTTTTCTTCAGTTCCAGCATAGACGGGTCAATACTGTCATCCGACGACTCTTCCGGTTCGCCACTGTCGCTCAACTTGTTAGCAACATCAATCAGCAAGTTCGCCTGATCCTTCGACAAGTCCAGACCTGACTCCATAGCCAACATAGCGTCAGCAAGTTCGTCAGCATCCACAGCAGCGCGGGTAGCAACACGTTCCAGCTCACGCACCGACGTGCTACCAGCAGTACCGGTGTACGCAGGGAACGCCACTACGCTGGTCTCGAAAATTCTGACCGAACGAAGCACACGCTCGTTCTCCGACACCCACTCGTCGCCACCCTTCGGCACAGAGAAACCAAACGACATAGCGTCCACATCACCACGGCGAATCAAATAGGCTGCGTCACGTCCAGCCTGAGTGTCAGGCAAATCAGCGCTCACACGCAAACCAATGTTGTCCTCTTCCAAACGCAACGTCCCTGCGCGTGTAGAACCAAGCACAATACCCGAGTCGTGATTCCACAACAGTTTCACATCGTTACGGGACTGCAACGAACGCTTGAACGCTCCAGGAGCAATCGTCTCAGTGAACGGCAACGGTTCGCTAGGCGAGTTGAACACAGCAGCGTAACCGGTGAACGTAGAACCGCCACCATCTAGCTCACGAACCTCAAACTGTGCCGTGTTCGTTCTCGTTTCAATCTTTGCCATATCCCTAGCCTCCACGCTCACGCGCTCACGATTCTCTTCTTCTAGTCTAGCGACAACACCTTCCGCATACTCCATTGCGCGACGCGCGGCACGCTTAGAAGGCCCAGAACCCCACAACAAGTGTGCAACAACACCAGCCGACGGGTAATCATCATTGTTAGGGTTTGCTGCAGGTGAGTCAAGATCACCCATGTGGCGTGCAATCCACGCTGCCAAACGAACCCACTTGTCCGCGCTGACGTTACCTGCCGCCATTGCGCGAGCCTCACGGACTGTCTGCGGGCGCAAACCATCACCAGACAAACCTTCCTCGTGATACTTCAACCCCTGACGGGCTGCAGCACGCATGTAAGCAGGTGGAGTCAGGTTCACCTCTCGTTGCTCCATCTCAACCGAGCGCAGACTGTCAATCTTAGTGAGAGTAGAGAACTTGTGTCCTACAAGAGTTTCGGACGCTTCGTACCCTTCTTCACCTTCCCGCCATATGCGGATAAGAGCTGCTGGATCATCTTCTGTCCCTTCAATAGTGAATGAGCTGTCCGGCACGTTTATCGAGCCGTCTCTTTCGATTCTTTCGATTTGCCCTCTAGCGCGACCACCAGAAGTATTCCAAGAAACAAAGTCATCTACGGAAAGCGCGTCAGGTGCAGCGCGTTCTCCCTCATGCTCAGAATCAAGCATCAAGGTTCCATCTGGCATGTAATGATAGCCCTCCGGTGCGTCATCATCCTCAAACGTAAACTCTGGCATCTCCCCAGGAGGCAAAGCACCCACTTTTGTCAACTGAGAAAAACGGAAGCCAAGGAAAGTAGAACTTTCAACCCAGGTGCCATCTACCTGCTCCCACATTTGCACTAACGCTGCAGGATCAAACAGAGTAGCGTCAACAGTTACACCCGAATTTGGCACAGCAATAGAACCAGAAGTAACAATCTCGCGGACGCGACCCTGGTATAGCTCGCCACCCTCACGCCAAGCAACAAAGTCGCCAGCGTTTAAAGTACCAGGCATTGCGCGCTCGCCAAGAAACTCAGAATCCTCGTTCGCAGCAATAGCGACACCCTGGTCGATAGCGTCTTGTTTAGTTTCGTGGCATCCCATAACTTCGCCGTCCTCTTTAATGGTCGCCCACCCTGAGCAACCCTCCGCTGAATCAGAAATGTAGTAAGGCATTAGTCAATCTCAATCCGTATCCAAGAAACATTATGGCTACCGCCAGAGCTAACCATGTAAATGTCGTTTAACGGTGGCAAGTCAAACTCCTCAGTTGAAAGTTTTGCAATCTTGTACCCATTAGCGACAGTCACGTTAGGTCCGCCAAGAAATAAATCTTTTGTCGTGTCGTCATTGTGAATATACAAACGACTGTAAACAGTGCTACGACCATCAATCTTTACGGCTGTAGCACCAACTGATTGGCGACCATTAGTAATCATTACTCGACAACGTACTCCGAGTTAGGGTCCTCCGGGTCAATCTGCGCTGTAGGTTGCAACTGCACCGAAGGCAGACCAGTGTGGTCAATATCTGGCAGACCGAGTTTCGCCAAAACATCCGCAGGGTCAAAACCAACCTGGATAAGACGTTGCGCCATATCCACCTTCTCAGTCTCTTCCTTCAACGTTGCAGCAGCGACGTTCACGTTAGCCAAAGGCACACGCACCGTGTCAGCAGACGGGTCATCAATGTTCTGCAAGTCCTCAAGGCGACGCACATCATTAATAGTCAAGAAACCGGACAGCAAACCAGTGCTGTAGGCGGTCATACGCGAGTTGATGTCAGCACGAAGCAAACCGTCAAGGTTGAACTTGATAAACGCTGTCTCCCCGCCAGGGTAACGCGCCATCAACGGTGAGAAAGCTGACTCAAGCTTCTGCACAATAGGTCGCAGACAGTGAATAACCCACGCAAGGTTGTTTTGCTCCACAGACGCATAAGTGTTCGTACCGGGCAGACCAAGCAGGTGTGGTGGCACATTGAAAGCGCGAGCCACATCCTCAACAGCCATCCGACGTGAGTCAATAAACTGTGCCTGATCGTTACCAACCGAGGTAGGTTTGTAGCTTGCCCCACCAGAAAGAATACCTGTACGGTGTGCTCGCTTCCAACCCTTATGGCGGGCGTCAAAACCCTCCTGCAAGTTTTTAGCCTGCTCAGCAGTCAACTTGCTCGGGTACTCAATGATGCCCTGAGTAGTAGCACCAGCGCCGAAGAAACGTGCCGCATAGTTCCGCAAAGCGATAGCAAGGCCAAAGTCTTCCTTCAACGCTTCAACACGCGACACACCACGGATGGCACCAGGACGCACAACATCGGGAATGTGAATCATGTTGTCCGCAGACACAGGACGCGACTCACCCTTCACTTCGTACATGACACGGCCTAACCCGTTACGGCGAATCTGCACGTCAATGGGGTTCAACACAACCAAGTTGTTGATTTCGCCACGACGGTTGCTATACACGCGAATGAAAGCGTTACCGTCCAAAAGCATCGACACAATCACAGCACCGTAGAAAGCTTCCTTCGTGGTGTCCACGTCAGGGTTCTGCACCCATGCGGGGCGAGGGCGGAAAGCAGTACGGCGACCATCCAACCGAATGTGAGCATCGACAGGCAAAGTAGAAATGGTGTCGCTGATAAGGCTGACAGCGGAGAAAATAGCGTTAACCTGGAACGCGGTCTCCTGGTTTACAACAGTCGCAGATTCGTTCTCCAACTCAAGAAAGTCGCCCGACCCCCACACTGTTTGAAACGAGAGGGCGCGTTCCTCACCGTTGTAAAACAAATCACCAAGCATTACTTACGCTCCAAACTCAAACCGAATAGCACAGCGAATGTGCCAGCAACAATCAAACCCGCTGGTGCGAAGACAAGGGCGACACCCACGCTGATTGCAACAGCGCCCCCAATTTGTAAGCCATTTACTAACATAACGTCCTTAGAAGAAAAACTCCGGCACTCCCTCATCTATTCTACTTGCTGTTGCGCGGTCATAAGCGATAATGAACGCAATCGCCGCGTCAATCTTCTTCTTCGACGCAGCAGACTCCTTCGTGACACGCTGACCACGATGATCAATCTTGATAACACAGTTGTCAATGTGCCGTGACAACACCGCGTTGCCGTCATGCTCCAAACGTTCCTCCGTGACCGCCTCAAACACCTTCTGAGTCGCCGGAATCATCAAATTCAACAAGTTTGTTTTATATTCGACGATTGGGTAGTCCATTTCGTCCAAATCTTGCATCATCGACGCCCAACGGTACGGGTCACACGCAATCTCACGACACTGAGGGTGTTTTTGCACATAATCGATGATTGTTTGCTTCACTTCCTCGATATTGACCCGCCAAGTGTCGTCATCACGGTCAAAATCCTTCTCCCACACCTTCACAAGCTTTACTTTGGCCTTTTCGCCCTCTTTAGGGATAGTTACAGCGCAAATAGCGGTGCTGTCGTTCGCGTAAGACCCGTCAAAGCCCAAAACATAGTCTTCGTCCTCGGTAATGTCCACATTTTGCGCTAATTTTGTCCACGAACCTGTCGGCAACCATGCCTGCTGAGCAGAAACCCACTGATTGCACCGTTTAGTGCGAAACTCAGCCTCCGGTGTCCGTTTCACCGCCGACTCAAAGTCACTTTTAGCCACAATGTCGTCAAAACCAGGGTTAGCGGCCTTCCAAGTGCTTTCAAGCTTATGATCGGCTTCAGAATCCGCCTCATACCAACACATGTAGAACGTGTCGTCCTTCTCCTCACCAGAAATCAGTTTTTTACCGTACTGATATAGCGTGTAAGCGATACTGTCCTTACCCGTCTGCGATTCCGTCTTCACACCCGCAGTAGTAATCGCAATCATCGTCGCCTGCTTACCGCGAGCACCCTGAGCCAACGACATCACATCAAAAAGTTTCCGATTAGGTTGCGCGTGCAACTCATCAAACAACACCATCGTTGGCGACAAACCCTCATGCCTAGGGGCATCAGCAGACAACGCCCGATACACGTTCCCCGTCGCAGGCACATACAGTGAGTCACGGTAAATCTTCACATGCTCCGCAAGCTCCGAGTTGCGAATCATTTTCTTCGTATCCTCAAACACAATCTTCGCCTGGTTACGGTCAGCAGCAACCGAATAAATTTCAGCCCCTTGCGTTTTCGTATCCACCAAAGCAAAAGCAGCAATCAACGAACCAAGCGCCGACTTACCCTGTTTCCTCGGCATACCCACCAAAGAAATACGGTTGCGTAGCCCGCCGTCGTCATCACGGGCAAACAAGTCACCAAGTAACCGTTTCTGCCACTCACGCAACACCATCGGGCTACCCGCAGGCCCAGCAATGCTGTCCTTCGTGATTGTCGCAAACGCTTCCGCAAAACGGCACAGAAAATCACCGTCACCACGATCAACCGATTCTTGCGGGACGGGCGTCAACCAACGAGGCTCAGCCATCAGCTAAAACAAAAGCCTTCTCCACCACATCAAGAATCTCCCTACCCGTCCTAGGCTCAACACAGTTACGCAACACCTGACGTTTATTAGAAATCTTGTAACCAGACAAGTCATAACCAAACTTCTCCGAAAGCTGCGGAATTTGCGCGTGACGAATCACATCCTTGTCAGGAGTCAAATCAGGCAAATCAAAGTTAGTCCAATACAAGTGCCGATTAATTTTCTTAGCCGGAATCAACGGCTCGTAATAAGGCACCACATTCTCAACAAGCCACAACGCCTCCGAGTGATACTGCAAAAACACAATCTCCTCATACAACGTCATATCAGGAAACTTAGGCTCAACGCCGCGAAACCGAACCCCAATGTTGAACCTAAACGACGAATGTGTCTGGCAAGGAGGAGAAGACCAAATAAAGTCAAACTCCGAGTGGTGCTCCAACAAATACTGGTGCGCGTCACCAACGACTAACTCGTCATCCGGGAAGTAATCGGCGTAAACCTGCGCAATCGCCGGATCATACTCAACAGCAGTTACTTCGTGCTCCCCTCCCCATAGACGTCTATTACCGCCAATACCTGCATACAGGTTTAGTATCTTCATCTTTCCCTTTCTGACATCAACGTTTCAAACGCCGACTTTGCTTTTATCTCCGCCAACCCCAAACGAGAACGCGCATCCACAGTAAACCCAAGCACACCAAGCCCAGACATAATCGCCTTCTCCAACTCCAACAACTGACGCAACAAATGAAAATCATCAGGAGCCGACTCAACCTGCTGCTCCAACATCACCTGCCGATCCAACTGCCGACACACAATCATCAACGCCTCAACATCAGACTGCTTAGACACCCAGGTCTTACCCACACCAAACACACGATCCCACAAAGCCCGACCAGCGTCACCCAAAGGCCGATGCGGTTCCACATACCCACCCTCCAACTCAAACGTATCCGACAGCGCAGGCAAATCACGCTTCCCCGGATTCCCCTGCAAACGTTTCATCTCAAGCGGCTTAGAAGGATTAGGCATTTCCCCACCCTAGCATTTTTTGTTTCAACCGCGGGAAAGTGCAAAGAGT